TAGATTTGCAAGAACAATTAATAGGATTCAAAAATCTATGATTGCAGAATTAAATAAAATTGCAATCATACATTTATTTTTATTAGGATTTGAGGACGAATTAACAAACTTTACCCTTTCTTTAAATAACCCATCAAAACAAGGTGAACTTTTATCTTTAGAGATATGGAAAGAAAAAATAACATTATATAAAGATGCTGTTGCTGAAATCGCAAAATCGGTGGCACCTGTATCTGCGTCTTGGGCTAAGAAAAACATATTAGGGTTTTCAGATGAAGAAATAAGATTAGATATACAACAACAAAGAATCGAAAGAGCGGTTTCTGCTGAATTAGAAAAAACCGCAGAGGTAATTGCAAAAACAGGATTATTTGACAATATCGACCAACTATACGGTAAAAAAGAAGGGGAAGCTGGCGGAGAAGCTGGCGGAGAAGCTGGCGGAGCACCTTCTGCTGGTGGTGATATGGGCGGAGGAGCTCCTCCTGAACCTGCTGGTGGTGAAGCACCTCCACCACCTCCGATGGAAAGATTTATTAAAAATGATTTAGATTTAATTTTGGAGGATAGTTTATATTATGGAAAAACTTCTCTTGATTTATCTAAAGGTAGATTAGGATTATCAGAAATTGATGACAAATTAAAAGATTTATTGGACAAGTAACATATTTATTAATAAAAAACATTATGAATACATTTGGTTTAATTAAGACAAAATTAGAGGAAGCGTCTGTTGTCGCATATAAAAATAATAAATTAGATAGTTTTTTAAAATCATTTAAAGGTTTGGTTTTAGAAAATGAGGACTTATGTGAGCTTTACTACATTTATGAAGATTTATACACAAACAAAGGGTTAGATAGAGATATTGCGGATGATTATATAAATGAAACTGTCGAATACTCAAAAATTTTAATAAAAGAAAACCAGGAAGATCTAAATTTTATTAATAGCTGGTTAAGTAAAAACAACATTATTAATGAGCACAACAATTATAAAGAATTGGATACTTTAATTTATAATGATAGTATTAAAAATTTAGAAAATGTATTGGAATGTAAAAAACAAATTAAAAATATACTACTAAAAGAATCTAAAAAAGAAACCACAACAGATTCTATTAATTTACCATTAGACACGATGGTAAAAATGTATGAGTCTAATTTGAAAAAGAATTTAAGTCTTAATGAAAACGAACTAAAAGAAATTAGTGAAATTAAAAACCTATCTAAAGATGAAATAGGAAACGAAATTAAAGAATTAAGTGAAACTATTATTTCTAAATTAAAACCATCTTTAAATGAATCAACTGATTTTGAATTAAACGAAAAAATAAACAGTACAATTACTAGTGTGAAAAACACTAAAATAGATCACTATAATTTATATAAATTAAGAAAATTAAATAGTGGTTTATGACAAAATTTTTTAAGTCATTATTAGGTTCTGGATCGACAACGTTATCATCAAAAAGATTTGTTGGTATTATTTGTGTTTTAAGTTTAATTGTAAGCCTTATGGCTTCCGTTTTTTCGCAAGGAAAGCTATGCCCCAATGAATCTTTGGTTGATGTTATTGGTTTATTGGCGTTCGGATCTTTAGGACTAACGTCCACAGAATTAATATTTGGAAAAAAAATAGATAATAAAAAAGACTCTAATATTGAATCATAACTTTTTTTATACGGTACTTTGGAAAATTTAGAAGAAACTATAAAAAAGATTTTGCTGAATATGAAATATGATTCAAGAAAAAATTTATCTGAAAATACAAAATATTTATTGTCTGAGGAACAGACAAATATTACAAATAGTTACGACATAAATAATGAACCAATTGCTTTTAAAGGTTATGTGGTTTCAACAATAAAAAATTCACTAACATTTCAATACCCACCAACCTCAAACGGATCAAAACATTTACTTTATTTATCGGGATTAAATGATTTAAATATGGATGAATCTAGAAAAACTCAATATTTTTCACCGTTACCAGGTATGGAAAATAAAATTTTTGACGTTTCTTATACAAACGGAAAAAAAAATTGGGCGTTATATGTAAAAGATTGGGTAAATGAAGTACAAAAAGATATTTTAAGTTGGGTTAATCCTAATGCCCCTTATATAATAAAAAGTGATGGTAAAGATTATTATTTGAACTTACAATGTTTGCACAGTAGTAAACCCGATAGATGGAGTGGCAATATGTATAGTGGTGCCTGTACTAAAAAGGAAGATTTAAGGGGTGGTGGTTATTTTGATAATGACGGAAATCAATTACACGTTATAAAAAAACATCATAAACCAGAAGAAAAAAAGTTGTATAAGGATTTTGAAGATGTTGAAATAACCGTAAATAAATCAGGAATACCTAATAAACAAAATGGTAAAAATAATGGTTTAGGTGACGAACAAAAAGGGGAAATATTTAAACCTAAAATAAATTTGAGATTTAAAATAGGAAAAGATGGGGACGTTATTGACGTTAATTAATGATTATTAAATATTTTGATTCTTTTGTCTATATTGAGCCTTCTTTTTCTGAGCCCTTCTTTTAACTGAAGGTTTTGTAAACTCTTGTCTTTCTTGTAATTTTTGAATTTGTTTTGTCTTATAAATTTTAAACTTATAAGTTTTTAATGCTTGCTCTAAAGACTTTTCATTTTTAACTGGAACTATTATCATAAATTTTTTTGGTTTTATTATATAAATAGTAGGATATTTTTTAAATTTTGACAACAAAAAAAAGTTTTATTATATTTTATTAAACAATAAACGGATAAGGTATGAAAAATGAAAAAAGGAAAGACCTCAAAACTAAACATTTTTGATGATGCAAAATGTCACTATGGGACAGTTGACTCAAAAGAATTAAAATCAATTTATGTTGTATTACAAACTTGGATAGAACCCATATCGGATGAAGAGAATTGGAATAGGATTACAGGTATATTAAAACGACAAATTTTACACACATTATTAGAAGTTACTGAGTTCACAACATTTGAAAAAAAACAAATTGTAGATCTTGATTTAAGAACTAGCGGTATTCAAAAAAATAAAAAAAGTTTTTTAAATTTAGAAATAACTTTATTTGTTCACGATAAAACAATAGATTTCAAATCATTAATTTTAAGATCAAAAATAAAAAAAATAGTATCATCAATTTATCATGATGACTTAAAAAATTCAAAGTATTTTATATTAAGTAAGACAAAAGTAAAAGAAACCGAATTAATATAATATTTATCATAAAAAACATTATGAAAATATTAGGACCAAGTGACACAGGTAAAGGAATTTTAGTTGAGTGGGATGCAGGGATTATTAATCCAAATGAATATAGAAATAGTCAGGTAATTAAAGAATCTTACGGTCAATTAGACCATTCAAAACCTTTTGTATTTTACGCAACTTTACAAAAATACGGAGTACCAAATAGAAACGGAAGAATTTATCCTGAAAAAATATTAAAAAGAGAAGCCGAAAAATATAAAGAAATGATTAATAGAGGGATGTCAATTTCTGAACTTAATCACCCTGAGTCTTCACTTATTGATTTAGATAGAGTTGCTCATCTCATTACTGATGTGTGGTGGGAAGATAATGTATTAATGGGTAAGATAAAATTATTAACTTCACCAGGTTTTCATGAGAGAGGTATTATTTCATCTAAAGGTGATGTTGCTGCTAATATGATGAGACAAGGAGTCACTATGGGTATCTCTTCTCGTGGCGTTGGGTCATTAGTTAAAAAAGGTGAACAAAACGAGGTACAGGATGATTTTGAAATTATTTGTTTTGATTTAGTTTCTTCTCCATCCACACCGGGAGCATATCTTTATTTAAATAAAGAGGATAGACCAAAATATGAAGAGAAATTAACCGAACATCAAAATATAGAGTCAGTTCCAAATCCTTTAGGCAAATCTATTGACTTAATGAAAAGATTATCCGATTATTTGGATAAATAAAATTATAAGACATGGATGAAAAGTATTTTGTAGCTAGATTTAGCACTGATATAGTGGATGAAAACACAGGAATAGTAAAAAAAATTAAAGAAGAAAAATTAGTTAAGGCCTACTCACCAACTGATGTTGAG